GGCAGACCGGAACTGCCTCAACGGACTCAAAACCGGAATCTCCACGGACAAGAAAAACTTTACGTAACAAAATATCTGCCTCGCAGCCTGCAGAAAAGCATGAACCTCGCTCACGCAGGGAACGGCTTGAAGCAGCATTGAGTGTTTACAGCACGACTGCATAAGGGGCTAAATGTCCAATTTAGGAGATTACCATGGCAACAGCCACAACACTATCCGCATGGGATAATGCTCTAAAGCAGTATTATCGCGGAAAAGAGGTTGCAAAAGTCGTTTACGACTCGCATCCTCTGCTCGAACTAATTCCAAAAGATGAAAAGTTCCGCGGCAAAAACGCACCAATTCCGGTGTACTACACACGACCACAAGGACGTTCTGCTACTTTCTCAACAGCGCAGTCAAATGCAACAGCGAGTAAGATTGGCGAATTCCTACTCACACGAAAAACCAACTATGGTGTAGCAACAATCTCAGGTGAGGCAGTAGCCGCCTCAGAGGGTGATCGCTATTCCTTCTTAAATGCAATGACTACCGAAATTGACGGAGTCATGCGCTCAGTTGGTGATTCAATCTCACGCAGCCTTTACCGTGATGGCTCAGGTGCAATCGGACGGGTCAATAACTCATCTTTTTCAACCACATCTTTGGACTTGGTAACAGACCTTGACTCACTTAATTTTGAGGTGGGGATGGTCCTGAAAACATCCGGTACATTGTCCGGAGGTTCAGTCAGAAGTGGAACCTTGACTGTTTCTGCAGTCAATCGTGACGCGTCTTCAAACCAAATCACAACCTCAGCGAATCTCTCGACAGGTGTTTCTTCAATCGCGCAGAATGATTATCTGTATCAAGAGGGTGACTATGATGGAATGATTTCTGGTCTTGCAGACTGGATTCCAACCACAGCACCGTCTTCCGGAGATTCATTTTTCGGACAGGATCGTTCAGCAGATCCGACTCGCTTGGCAGGTCAACGCTATGATGGCTCGGCAGGAACAATCACTGAGGCATTGATTGAAGGCAGCGCAATTACAGCACGCGAAGGTGGCAGACCGGATTATATGTTCTGTAGCTTTGCAGACTTTGTTTCAATCGAGAAAGCACTTAACGCACAGGTTCAGCGTGAAGTTAAGCAGACGGACTCAATTTCCGGCTATCGTTCTCTGGAATTTTATGCACCTCATGGTGTTGTAAAAATTGTTCCAGACAAGGACTGTCCGGGCGGAACCGCGTATCTGTTGCAGATGAATACCTGGAACTTGATGAGTATCGGTAATGCAATTCAGCTCACAGAGCTGGACGGCAACCGCGTACTGCGTCAATCGTCAGATGACGGTATCGAGGTTCGTGTGCATTCATACGCACAGCTTGCTTGTGATGCTCCCGGAAACAACTGCGTTATAACCCTACCATAGAAAAGGAGGCCAAATGGCAGATAAAATTTTCTATGACGTGCAGGCACTGCAACCGAACTTGAAAACCGTAGCCGGTAGTTTTACGACTGCCGGTAGTTCTGATCCGAGTGTAACAACTGGGACAGGATTCACGGTTGCTCATACGTCCACCGGAAAGTGGACTGTGACCCTTGGCGGTAAATATCCGGGGATACTCTCAGGTTCCGTTACTATCCAATCATCCGCAGCAGCAGATCTCATTGTCCAATTAGGTGACATTGATACTACTTCTGCAAAAACGGTGGTGATATTTCTATGGGATATTAGTGCGGCAGCAGTTGCAGACGCGACAGGTCCAATCATCCATTTTACGCTCAATTTGCGGAACACTTCACTCACATCATAGGAGGAGCATGTTTCCAAAAGACAGCGCACTCATGATTCTTTCTAAGGGTAAGAAAAAGAAGAAAGCCCGCAATGATGAGTATGAAGATGAAATGGAAGATGAGGACTATGACGAAGACTATGAGGATGAAATGGAAGACGAGTATTCTGATGAACAGGTTGAAATGGCAGAGGAGTTGATTTCCGCAGTAAAAAGCGGAGATTCGGCTGCTGTGTTGGATGCCGTTCACGGAATATTCGACAGTTATTAAGGACATCTATGACTGATATTGTAGGATTGAGCGAGCTACGCCTGTTATCACGTCAGCGGGCTGATATGGAAAATAGCCAGTTCATCACTGATGCTGAATGGCGCAGGATGCTCAACAGAAGCTATGCGGAACTTTATGATCTAATTGTAACCTCTGCTAACTCTGAGGACTATTTTCTTAAAACCGGCACAATTACGCTGGTCAGCGGAACCCAATCTTACAACCTTCCTTCAGACTTTTACAAATCCAGGGGGATTGACCTGAACAGCGGATCTAACACAATCCCCTTGCGCCGCTACAATTTCAGCGAGCGTAACACAGGCGCACTCTACTCTGTAGCCTCTGATATGCGCTACCACATTCAAGCAAATAAAATTTACTTTAACCCTAAACCGTCAGGTTCGGACACAGTCACAGTTTACTACATTCCATCACCACGAAAATTTGACGAACAGACACCATCCGCAATTTCAAC